GCTCTACAACCCATATATGGAGTTTCTGGCACTAATTTTGGCCAAACTCTATTTATTAATTTTGTATTAACTTTTACCTTTAAGTCTTTTTTAAGAATTTTAGTTAAAATTTCTGCATCTTCTTCATTTAATCTTGTTAAAATTATTTGAACCAAATCTCTTGCTGCATTACCTGTGACTTTTCTATTTCTTAAAGCATCAAGTGTTTGCCAAACTACTTCATCCTCAATTGTGATTTCATTTAGATGAGTTTTAACATTTGGAACTTTTTTAATATAGAAATTATACATTTTATTATAAGTATAAAAAAATATTTTTTTTAAAATTTCATTATCTTTATGTTCTTTAAGAAGTTCAACTTTTGCATTTGTTGAAGAAATGTTTTCAAGTTGTTTTAAGATGTCATATACTCTCATATTCTTCCTTCGTTTTGGATAGTAGCAATTGCACTTCTTAAATCTTTTTGCAAAGTTTCTTTTGCTATTCTTCTTTTAACACTTTCAGGTGCAACATATTTGTTTAAACTTTTTCTGTATTTATTGTAATATTTATTTTCAATATCTTTTAAAGTATAGTTTGCTTTTGCGCCACTTGCAATAAGTTTTGCAAATATTAAAACTTCATTTTCAAATTGTCCTCTAATTGTAATATCTACTACCATCTTAACTCCTTTTCCTTGTTTTTTATTTGTTTTACAATATAATTATAACATATTTTGAAAAGAAAGTCAAGTGTTTAGATTAGAAAATTTTTAAAAAAAAAGTAAAAAACTTTATAGAAGACTTTTTAAGAAACCTATATTAAATTTTTTAAACATCTTATATAAATTTTTTAAGGTTTAATGATAGTTGAAGTTCAAAATAAAATTGAATACTGATTTGTTGAAAAAATGATGGATAAAGTTAATATCAACTTGTAGTTTTAATTTTGATAAACATTTAGAATAAATTATTATCAGTTAATAAAGAAAAAATAATATCAACTTATAGTTTTATAAATTTTTTTAGAATATTTTTTACTATAATAAAAAATTTATTTTTTTTTTTTTTTTGATAAGTTGATATTAAATTTTAGTTTTCTTTTGGAAATAAAAGAAGAATAAATTATTATCAACTTTTAGTTTTATAAATTTTTTTAGAATATTTTTTACTATAATAAAAAAATTTTATTTTTTTTTTTTTTTTATAAGTTTTTATCATCTTAAAATTTATTTTTGAAAATGATTTTAAAAGTCAATAAAAGATAAATGCAGAATAATTTGGAAAGATTTTATATTATTTGATAAAAGGTTTTGTAGATTTTAGTAGATAAAAGAAAGTTAGATTTTCTTATAGAAAATCTTATTTGGAGAAATACTATTTATAAGTTTTTTAATACCTGTAACTTCATCTTTCAATAAAGCAAATTCAGTTTCGGTATTTTTAATAAATTTTTTATCTTTAATATCTTTTTGAAATTTAATTTGAAAAATAACTTTAAAAGGTATTTTATCAATGCCTTCTGTTAAATATTTTGGCAATACTTTAACAATTTTATATTCAAAATCTATATTAGATTTTTTGAAAATATCAATAACTTCATTGACATATTTTTTAACTTTTTCTTGCTGAACTCTTTCAAATGATTTATCAAACATTTCTTTTGGGTTTGAAATTGTATAATCTAAATTAAAAATAATTTCATTTATATCATACTTTTCTGATTTTTCAAATTCAAAAATAAATTCATATATCATCTTTACCCTTGATTTGAATCACATTTTTTAACGAACTCTTGCACAATGTTATTATATGTATTGTCTCTATCATTTGAATTATTATACTTCTCAATTATTTTATTTCCATTATCATAATGAAAAATTATTTCAGTATCTCCACTTTTTTCAAAATATTGAATTTTCCCCATATTGTATAAATTTCCATTTGTCTCAGCAAAGATAATCATTTATATCCTTTTATTTTTATTTAACTTAAAAAAGACTATTATTTATTTCACTATAATGAATAGGTTTATAACCTATCATTTCAACTGATACATTATAATGATTTTTCAATTTTGGATTTCTATTATGTGTATGTCCGTGTATAATTTTCCTTAATTTATTTATTTTAACATAATTTTTCATAAATTCAATAAATGAGATTAATTCTGGTTTCATAAAATTTCTTTCAATTTTTAAAGGATAATGTATAAATAAAGTATTATCATAAACATAATAATCATAGACTTCACTAAATCCTAAATCCAAATAAAAACTTTTTGTTTCTCTATCGTGGTTTCCTCTAACCAATATTTTATATCCATTTAATTTTGAAACCAAATCTTTGTAACAATCTCTTTTTGTTTTAAATGTTTTATCCCAACCTATTGCTAAATCTCCCAAATGAATAACCTTATCATTTTTTCCAACATTTGAATTCCAACTTTCAATCATAAAGTTATTCATTTCTTTATCATTTTTAAATGGTCTATCAGAATATTTTATAATATTATTATGGAAAAAATGAGTATCAGAAATTAAAAACATTTGATACTCTTATACAATTTTGAATTTTGTATTATTTGTTTCTAAATTTTTCATTATGAATGTAACTATTTCCAAGCAATTCTTAAAATTTTTATTTGGCAGATGATATAACCAATCGTCATCCTGTGGTCTTTTAAACTTAATAATTGGTTTTTTAACATTTGCATTTTTTGAAATTTTAATGTAAGCCTTTTTACCTTCTTTATTATAAAATTTATAATAATCTTTCATTTACCCTCCTTTATATTAAAATTGAATATGATAATTTTTTGTTTCCAATTCACATTAAGTATATAATTCTTTCTCCGATTTTTTGATATACAAAATTATTACTTCTTCCATAAAAATTATAAGATTTCAAAAACCAAAGAAGTAAAATCACTTTTTTCTTTTTTAATTATAAAAGTTCTAAATTTAGTAATTTATCTTCCTTGATGTTGCTTTTTGCGATATTTTTCATATTTTCAAATTAGTTTTTTTATTGAATTCTTTTTTAAATTTATTTTTAATATTTTCTATTTCATTTAAAAAAATGAATTTTCAATTTTTCCAAGTTTGATAAATATGTTTTATATTTTCTGTATTTATTTAATTGATCACTTTTTTCTTCCTAACACTATATCATAAGTAATACCAACCGGTAATTCTTCATCTAAGACAAATTTTTTGCCTTTATATGATTTTCCATCTTTGCATTCTTTAAATGGATTTTTATCATAGGGATTTTCAAGTGAATTATTTTTAATAATATTATACACAAATTTTCTACTTGTATTAACTTTGAATATCAGATTACTTTTGAAAATTTCCCAGGTTGGTTTTTTAATTGTTTTACCTTTGTATTTAAACTCAAACTTAACATCTAAATCATCAGTCTCTTTATAATCACATTTGCCTAAAAGATATAAATAGTTTTGAACATCAATTTTGTATTTCCAATTATTTTTATTTTTATCTATAACATACAGATTATCACACTCAATATGGTCGATAGTATTATCTATTTCCAAATCAAGTATGCTATCATCTGTTTTGATTGTGAAGGATTCTCCATCTTCATTTATGGTAAAATTTGATAAAAGTGGAATTGCAGTTGGTGCTAAACTTTTATCAATAAATTTAATATTGAAAGTTATATTACCTTTTGGTAAGTTATTGAGTTTATCTAATTTTGAAATATCTTTAAAAATAATATTGATAATTTTGTTTTTATACAATTTTTTAAATGTTTTTCTTCCATTAAATTCAAATTCCAAATATAAACTTGAACTTGCCTTTTTCTGTCTTTTTGGACCTGAAAATAATGATAAATCTTTTGATAAGTTACCTTTAAAATGTTTTGTTTTTTCATCAAATTCAAGTTCATCTGCTTTTCCATATAATTTTTCATCTGTAAGTGTAATTATATCTTCCCATTCTTTTGTAATTTGGAAATCATATAATTTTGAAGTTTCAAAATAACACCCGCATTTTTGATTTGGTTTTCCTTCTTTATTATGCAACTCTTTTTCATATTGCCAGTTGAAATTTAAGAAAGGAATTTTATTTATTCTAAATTCCATATTTAACCTCCTGTGAATACATTACCACTACCACTAACCAAATTACCCCCACAATTTATTACATCTCCTACCCTTGCCGCAGGTTTGCCATTTATGAAAACTGAGCTACTACCTGCGGCAATTGCTCTTCCGTGTTTTGGAGATGGAGATGGACTTCCGTGTGGCGCAAGTGGGTCTCCTAACCTTGCTGCAGGTTTGCCATTTACAAAAACATTTGGACTCCCTGCTGTTACATTTGTTGGTCCAAAGCTACCGTGTCCACTTCCGGTATCTCCTAATCTACTTTGTGCTGGCATTATTTTCCTTTAAGTAAATCAAGTAGATTTTTTTGTATCAATGTATCAACTTCTGATGTTTTACAAGGATAATCCAAAAATATCCTAACTTTTGAATTTTCAAGTATTTTTTTACCTGTTTCATAAATTTTTATTATTTCAAGCAATTTATTTCTCATTTGATAACATTTTTTTGGAATTGGAATATAATTGATTTTCAAATCAGATTTAATATTATTTTCTTTCCATTCGGGTGTTGTTAAAACATTATTTTCATAGTCAATTTGCAATAAATTTTTTACCATTGAACCCTTATTATTCAAAGGAGATAAAATATAATCTAACTTTAACATTACTTCCTCTTTTTTATTAAATCACATATTGCTTTTTGAATATCTTTTTCATCTAATTTTATTAGTTTTTTTGTTTTATTATCAAATGCCTTTTTAAGTATTACTTCATTATCCAAAATAATAACTAATTCAAAAAATACTTCTTTACCATTTACTTCAAGTAAAAAAGAGAAATTTCCGTATAATAATTTACTTAAAAACGATTTATATTTTTTGACATTTTTACAATTAATTACATATAAATTTTTCTTTACAATACTTTCTGAAATATAGACTTCTTTTAAATTTTTATTATCTTTAATTTGATTTTTATTTAATAAAAATGCCTTATAAGGTTTTTTATCTTCAAAAGCATAGAGAATTTGCATCAATTCAAATCCTCTTCTCAAATAACTCGCAAGTTGGTTAGCAAGTTCATTTGAATTTGATACTTCAATACTCCATACAAGCATATTTTTTATCCTATTTTTATTTTATTTAAAAAAGAATATATGGTATCTTTTATTTTATAAACATTTTTATATTTTTTATATCCAATTAGATTAATAAATTTTCTAAATTCTTTATCTTTTGCTTCACTAATTGATATTTGATTTTTTAATTTAAAGCCTTTTTTTCTGAATTTGTAAAGCAACTCCAAATTTCTAATCATACTTTTATTAAGATTTTCAACTAAACTTAATCCTATTAATTCTTTCAGATTTTCTTCTGATGAATGATACAATTTAAGATATTTGATATTATCTAAAAACTTTTTATCTTTTGAAATGATTTGGATTATTTCTTTTATATCATTTTCAGTTAAGTTGGTAAAATATTTATCCAGTTTTTCTTTTACCTCTTTAAAATCTGTCTCGTATTTTAATAAAAAATCAAAACTATCTGAATTTAATAAATCATCAATTTTTTCCAAATATTGTTTTCTTTCTGATAATTTGATTTTTTCTTTAATGCTTTTTACATTATAATCTGCTTTGCAATTTTTAATTTCTTTTAATTCTTTTGAAAATTGATATTTCAGAAACATTTTAAAACTATAAATTGGATTTGTATTTAATAAATTGTTCAAATATATTTTTCTTATTTGCCATTTACCTAATGAATTTAATTTAGGATTTGCATACTCATCAAATTCAACCAAAAATGAATTTCTGACTGCGAACTTTTTTAATTGTTTTTCAATTTCAAATACTAATTCTTCATAATTGACAATTCTATTGTATCTTTTATTTTTCAGAAAGAAATGTATATTTTGTGCATTTCTATTTCTTTTAATTTGTTGTAATGAGCTAATAACACTTCCTGTTCCATCACTATAATGGAAGTGGTGGTCACTTTCATTTAAGATATTTACCCCTGTTGTAATTGTTGGAGTATATATAAGCAAATCCCACTCATTATGTGTTGCTTTATTGAAATGTTGAGTATAAAAATTTTTATTATCAGTATCCCCTGTTAATAAAGCAACCTTAAATTTACTTTTGAAAATTTCATAAACTACTTTTGCAAAACTTTTATTTGTTGTTGATAAAGTGACTTTCTTATTTGAATTTCCTAAAACATTTTCAATTGAATTTATAAAACAATTTACATTATTATATATAAAAAGATTGTTATTATCTCTATAAAGGTTTTCAAAATATTTATACTTTCCTCTTTTGACAAATTGAGTTTCAATTCCAGTTAAAAAAGCATCCATTATTAAAAGTGGAGTTTTTAATTTTTTTAAAATATAATATAATTTTAAATTATTTATATCCTTATATTCAGTCAAACCAGATAAACTATGGTCAATGAGGCTCATAAATTCGTCAATAACAAATAAATCGAAATTTTTCAAATCAACTTTATGAAGACTATCATATTGAGTGATATAACTATCCCCATTAAAATATAAATCTTTATTATAAAGTTTAAAATTTGGAAATTTTTCTTTATATTCTTCTGCAAGTGTTATTCGGTTTGTTATTATCAATGTTCTTTTATCTTTTTGCAATTTTTTGATGATATTTGTCTTCCCTGTTCCCATTGGAGATTTTACATAAATAACTTCATCATTTTCAATGTTAATATCCAACTTTGAAATATCAATATATCTTTGATTAAATGTTACTTTATTTTTTACAGGAATAAAAATTTTATTTTCAAATTCTTTTAAAATTTTATTTTGATTATACTCTTTAAAAATAGGATCACTTTTAATATATTCATAGATTGAAAATGTTTTTGCTTTATTAAAGTGATGACACACTTGTGGATTATCTTTAAAGACAAAATATCCACATTTTGTTTTTTCTTTTGGATGTCCTAAATTAATAATTTTTTCATTATCTTTGCAAACATAAAATCCTAATTTTTCATAGATTTTAATACATAAATTTAAAAAAGCATTATTTGAAATAAAAGTTATTTTTTTATCTTCAAAATAATATTCTGGTATATTATTACCTTTATTATAAAAAATAACTTTTTCTTTATGTGTTGGTTTTTGAACCATAACTTGTCTAACAGATGAATAATCAACTTTGCAAAAATCTTTTAAGAGACTATCTATATATCTTATTAATTTATTTAATGAAGCATCATTATTTTTTCCTCTTGCTTCTAATGCACCTTTTAGGTTGAAATTATCAATTCCATTATGACTTGAACTTTCCCACAAAATAAAATGAAAATTTTCTTGTTTTAAAATTTCAATAATATTTTGAATATTGATTTTATTGTTAACTTCATCAAAATCTAAAATAATAAATTGAAACTCATCAGTAAGATAATCTTTTAAGTAAACTTTATTTCTTTTTGATTTGAAAGGATTTGAAGGAAATTTGAAATTACCATTCATTATCCAATAATCTTTATTAATTTTTGGAAAATCTGTAAGTTCAACATCTTTTTGATAAAAATCAAAAAGATTGTCTTTTGAGAAAGGCATTTTACCGATTTCTCTTGCTTTAAAGTAGGTGAGTAACATATTATCTCCTAATCTGTTAACCTTTAATCCAAATTTTCAAACTCAGGTAAATCTAATTTATCAATAACAATATAAATATCTTTATCTTTACAATAGCCAACTACTTCGTGTGGAGTGACACTTTGTATTTCTATCTCTTCACCTTTTTTAATAATTATAATTCCTTTTATTCTGAGTTTTAAATCTTCATCTAAAAATCCATTTTTTACCATATATTCGTCAATAGGAGTAATAATTTCTCCAACTTCTACATTTTTCAAACCAATCTTTTCTAAAATTTCTTTTAACATTTTCATCCTTTATTTTTTTTTATAATTACATATTTATTTAATGATATTAAGCAAATTTGCCTTTGTTAAATCAACTTCCTCTGCATCATTGTTAAAGGTAATGTTTAATTCTTCAAATCTAATTTTGCTTTTTAACAATGCTTTAATTGCTTTCATTTTTAAAGTGCTATCAATATTTGACACTCTGAAATTTGGCAATTTAACATATCCAAAATAAAATTTATCTTCAATTACCATACCAAGTTGCATTTGACTTTCTAATGGACTGATTTCTAGATTCACTTTTTCTGTAATATTATCTACCATAGTTGTTTGTGGTAAATCTTCATCTTCTGAATTCCCAAAAAATAAAGTAAATGGACAGATTTCAGTTCCATTAAAACTATAATCATTATACCAGTTTACTTTTGCACTATAAACTCCTTCATAATTTTTAAAATAAAAGCTTTCTGCTGCACCTTCTTTTGCATCTGTCATATCCCCACTGAATATAATATTTTCATTTTTCCAACTTGAATCCCATCCTATTTTTGAACTTTCATTTGTTAATGAAAAATCTAAATCTACACTTTTACCATTTATGTTTTTCCAAAAGATACCAATAACATTAAAATTATCAACATATGTTCCATTTGGAATTTGTCCAGTAAATTGTTTTCCACTTGTAGGTAAAGCATATTTTTTATATGTTTCAACATTAAATTTTATATTGAGCTTTTTTAAGTTTTCATTAATTCTTTTTTCAATATTTCTTAAAATCATTTCATAATAAGGTTCATAATTCGCTTGACAATTTGTTTCTTTGAAAAATACTTTATTATTTCTAATATAGTAAATTCCAACCTCTGGTGACCAAATTCTAAATTTAATTGCATTACCTAATTTAATAAGATAACTTGTATCTAATTTTGAAATAATATTTTCAAAATCTTTTATACTTAATTTACCTTTTTCAATGTTTTCAGTAACTTGCAAATATTCAGGTAACCCTTTTGGTTGATGATATTTTTTAGAAAGTTTTGAAATTTTATTTATAATTGATTTTGAATGTTCGTTTTTCATTGCTAAAAATAAAGGTTTGTATCTATTGAAAATTTCTGCAAGTGGAATGTATCCATTTTCTTTGATATAATCTTTCAATAAATATGTATAATCTCCAACTGAATTATAAAATTCAATGTTTTTAATTGTCTCTTTATTTTTAATTAAAAGTGTGTTACCTGTAATTTTGTAAACATAATATCTCAAAAATTCTTCTGCATTTTTTGGTAATATTTTTAACTCATCAATTAAAGCTATTTTTAATTCTTTTGAAGGAATTTTATCAACATTTATTTCAATATTAAATTTTTTAATGATATTCAATATTAAATCAATTTCAGACTTTGTCCATCGCAAAGTGTTTTGTAAATCACTTTGGAATTTTTCTAAAAATTCATCAAAAGATATTGTTTCAATAGGAATAATCTCATCTACAATTTCATTAAAATATTCATTGTCTATATAGGCAGAACTTCCTTGCAAATTCAAACCATATGTAGTCATATAATGAGTTATTTGCTTAATGAATAATTCAAATCTACTTGAATTGGCAACTTTTTCAAATGTTGAAAATGTTTTACCAGATTTTGCTTTTGTAATTTCAGTTTGTAAAATTATGAAAATTTCTTCCACTTCATATTTTGTAAATTTATCAAAGTTTTGCAAAATGAAAGGTAATAATTTGCTTGCATCACTTATAGTTACTGGAATTCCCTTGCCTGTATCATATACAAATTTATTATATCTATTATATGAAAATTTTTCTAATTCAAATACCATATCGTTCTCCTTTTTTTTATATTATAATTATAACATAAAATTTTATTTTTTGTCAATAGATTATATATTTATTTTATTAAATTTCATTTTATATTTTCAATTTCAGAAATTCCATCACAATATCCTTCATTATAATAAGGGCACCATTGACAAAATTTTGTTATTTTTGGAAATTCAGTTGCTGTTTCAACTTTTTGGATATTTTCTTTTACAAAATTTAATACATTTTGGAAATCATTTCTTGTATAAGTAATAGACACACTTTTATTATGCTCAATAAAATCAAATATCAAATTGAACTTTTCTGCGTTTGGGAACATTTTATATGCAACTAAATAATACACCGAAACTTGTAATTTATCTTGGCTCTCTCTATATCTGCCTGACTTGTGGTCAATAATATAAACAGATTCAATAAAATCATCATAAAACATTAAATCAATATAACCTCTTATATCAACATTTTTTCCATATGGTAAAAGCTCAACATCATTATCTTTTAGAATTAATCCAAACCCGTATTCAATGAATAACTCATCAAAAGTTTTATAAAATTGGACATTTTTACCTTTTAAAATTTTCTTTAATAATTTAAAATATTTTTTCTTTTCTTCATTACTAACGGTTTGAAATTTATAATTTTTAATACTTTCGTCTAATTCATTTTTCAAATATTTCTCTATTCCGTAATGTAAAAATTTACCTTTTTCTAATGCTGGTGAAAGATTGAATTTTGTTTTAATTTTATCAATGTATTGTAATTTGAATCTATAAGGACAATTTTTAAAAGTCCCTATCATTGAGTAACTATATGGTGCATATTTTAACTTCATTTATTTTCCTCAAATAGTAACCCTAAAATATCATCAATGTCCCTGTCTTTTTCAAAATCTTCCACCAATAATCTTGCTTCTGCCATTTTTGGGTCTTTTTCTTCTTTTGCATTTCTTTTTAAAAGTGTTAAAACTTTGCTTGCAACTGCTACATCAACACCTTTATCTTTCATTTCTTTTTTAATTCTTTTTTTCTCGTCTTGCATTTCTTTAATTTCTTTTTCAATTGTTAATATCCTCTTAATCCCACTTTTCATTTCTTTTTTAACATCATCTGTTGTATCAATAATTTCTACTGACATTGTAACTCCTTTTCTTTGTTAAATAATTATAATATATTTTTTAAAAAATGTTAACATTTTAAAAGGTTAAATATGAACCCAATTTATAATAAATTAATAAAGCAATATTCGTTTTTGAAAAACGGTATTAAATCAAATGTAAATCCTATACATAAAAAATCCAAAAATGGTATTTTGTATGGAACATATATCCCTAAAAATAAAAATAAATTTATCATTATAAAAAATAAACAAAATTCTGGTAAAATAAAATATCGTTCATCTTGGGAATTAAAATTTTTAAAATGGTGTGATAACAATCCAAATGTTAAAAAAATCATATCAGAAGGTATAAAAATACCATATGTTGATATTGATAATAAAACCAAAAATTATTACCCGGATTTTGTTATACTCTATAAAAATGAAAAATTCTTAATTGAAATAAAACCTAAAAATCAAATTATGATTGAAACAAATCAACGCAAGTTTCAATCAGCAAAAAAGTTTGCTAAAAGAAATAATTTAAAATTTTTAATTTTAACAGAAAATGAACTTCAAAAATTAATTTACTCAAAGTAATGCTGTATCTTCATTCATCGGAAAATCTGGCATTTTTTGTGAACTCACTGCATCATTAATAGGTTGTAAATTTGGGGTTTTTCCACTTTCTTTTATTACTTCAAAACTACATTTTGGACATACTAATTTATTGCCTAAATCTTTCATTTCTGTTTTACATCTTGGACATTTCATTTTAAATCCTTTTTGATATTTTGTATCAAACTATCTAAATCATTATATGAAATACTATTTCCATAAATTTGAATTCCTTCTAATTTGCCATCTTCAAAAGCAAATTTGTAAGAAACATTTTTTTCATCAAGTTTTTCTGCAATGTTAACTGAATACTCTTCCGGTAAATCTATTCTTTTATAAAACCCTTTGATATTTCTAATGATTTTTAGTAAGTTCATATTTTTCCTTTATATAAAAGAGCCTAATTCAAATTTTTTGCCTAATGGTAAATTTTCTTTTTCCACATCTTTATTTTTAATATTTCCATTATTGTCAATATCTGCACCTGTTTTGAAACCACAATGGTCACAAACCATTATTTTCAAATTTTTATCAAACAAAAGATGCCCAATTTTACACCTTGGGCATTTTGGGGTTTTCATTTTCAATCCTTTATGTTGAATTTTTCAAGTAGCTTTTTAACATCTTCTTCATTTTGAAATTCACACTTAACAAATTCAGTTGAAATTATTTTTTCATTTCCTTTTTGTTTTGTAATATTTGATACAAAATTTATGAATACAATAAAGCTATTTGGGGTTGGTAATACCTTAACATTGTAAACATTTTCCAAATTAATGATTTTATTTTCAATTCTAATCCAGTTTTTATTTTCTAAAATTTTATCTACAATTTCATTAAACTTGCCACCATTTGCAAATAATTCAACCTCAAATTCGGGTTTGATATCTTCTACATTGTTCAAATTTGTTGAATTATTGATAAAATTAAATATCATTTTATTTTTATTTGTATCTAAAAATACATTTGTAACTTTATCCAAATTAATATAAGAATTATTTACTTTAATCCACATTGTTTCTCCCTTTAATATATTTTCAATTTTTTCATTTTTATATGATACTTTAATATTGTAATTAATATATTTTGTTCCAATTTTTTTCTTTGTTGAAGAAGATAAGTAACAATAATCTTCAAAGAAGATAGCTTTTAACATCTTATCAAAATTCAGATATAAATTTGAATCAATTTTTTTGAAAAAAGCCGGAATTGTTAAATTATCAAAATATTTTTGTATGTATGTATTTACTTTATTTTTTCCTAATTTAATTGGAACTTCAAATGTTGATTTATAAATTCCTTTTTCATAAACTATTTTAACTGCTTTCTCCAAATTGTAAAATTCTCCATCAGTTGCTCTTTGAAAAAACACTTTCACTCCTTTTTTATTATTATTTAAAAAAAATAAAAGGTTTAGTTATGTATGCTGAAAAATATTTTAATATCAAATTACCCAGTTTATTGATATCATTTACATAAGGATAAAATCTAGGTTGAAGATTTACTTCAACCTTTCCATTGTTGTGTGTTTTAAAAGATAGATATAATACTGGTGTATCTAAAAAGTTTTTTCCTGTTTTTATTGATAAAACTTTATCAAAATTAATTAAAACAGAATTTGAATCAGAATATTTAAGTTTTTGTAAAACATAATTAGCAGAACAATAATCTGATAATTTTATTGTATCACTTTTAGATAATATCAATTCTGAATTATTAGATAAATTTTCAAGTATGATAGTATCATCTTTTATATCTTTTAACTTGTATCCTTCATTGTTTACTTCTATATAATTCCAATCTCTATCTAAATAATTATTAATATTTTCAATAAAATCTTTAACTTTAATAATCATATTTACTCCTTTAATTTTAATCTAACTTTTGCTTCTATTGAATTGAAAGTATTTTTTTCTATCAATTTGGTAATTTTATTCCTTACCTCTTTAGCATCCAATCCTTTTTTAATTCCACTTTGCAATATTTCGTTAAAATCTTTTTGTTTAATATTATCTGGCCAAATGAAAACACTAAATCCCAAATCAGCATACTTTTCTGCTTTTTTGAGACCAGTTTCATCATTGTCAAAACAAAAAATTACCTCTTTGAACTTCTTTAATTTTTCTGAATCTAAATCACTTCCAAGAGAGCTAATTTTATTTTTAAGGGGGATATCATTACTAAATAAATCAAAAACACTCTCAAAGACATAAACTTTTTTGGAATTTGTAAAATAATTATAAATTTTATAACCTTTATTTTGTTCTGGCATATAGATATGGAAAAGTTTTTTATTTATACTTCTGTATTGAAATCCATACATTTTATTCTTATACCAGAACGGTATAACAATTCCTTCTCCAAAATTTTTATAATCTTTTGTATAATAAAATAATTTAAAATATTTTGTATTAACTCCTCTACTATATAAATATGCCATTGCTTTTTTACTTTCGGTTGCAGGTTTAAAATTTAATTTTACATCTTCAAAAGTAAATAATTTCAATTCTTTTGGTTTTGAATCAACATTTGATGAACTATCAAAATCAGAAAGTTTATAAAGACCTGCATCTATAATATATTGCTTATATAAATTTGGAAAATAGTTTTTTAGATAATTTCTAAAATGATGATGAATTCCACAGTTAAAACAATGGACCATAATATTTTCATTATATCGATACAAATAACATCTTTGCTTTTTTCCTTTTGAGTTACCTTCATCACAAATTGGACAACCGATAACTACTTCACTATTTGAAATTTTGGGTTTTTTATCCCAACCCTGTTGGGTCATAAGAAAGTATCTTTTTTCAAGTTCTGGTATCATATTTTTTCCTTTTTGGAATAGTTATTAGCAGTTTGCTCCACTACCATTTACTTCTAAATCAATTTCCATATCCAAATCTAAACATTTTTTTAATTTGTTTAAATTTACTTCTTTTATTCTTTCATTATCGGTCTCACAATAAATTAATGTAGGTATATATTCAATATTTGTTTCAAATACTCCGTCAATGATAACAAATTTATCAAAATTATTTTTCAGTTTTTCAAATAACTCTTTATTTCCTTTAAATTCATCTTTAACAATGTAATAAGTATAACAATTACAGAAATAATAATCTTCCAAATATTCGTGTGGGTGTTCAAAATATTCTATATCGTCTTCTTCTTTGACAGCAATTTCTACAATACCTAAATTCAATAAGTCATCAATTGTTTCAACATTTACTCTAACTAAATTTTTATATTTGATAGTGTCATTTCCTGACAAATCTTTTCTTGCTTTTAAAGTAGCACTCGCAGTTGCTATATCTCCCATAATTCCTCCTTAAAATATTTTTTCATCTTCTAAAATTAATACTGGCAAATCAATACTAATCCATTCATTTGCTTCATCAACTCTGAAAATATCATCATTTAATATTGCATATTCTGTTAAATCTTTGTCATAAAATTTATTTTCGAAATTCTCAACGAATATTTTTTGTGTTTTCCAAGCTTCTTTATCTGAAATTCTTTGTCTTTTTGGCGGCAATATTGTTATTACTTTAATTTTTTGTTTATCTTTAAATAAATCAATTATCATACCTTGTTGAAGTTTTCTACTATATACAAGGTATTCTGTATTTTGACATCTGTCACAATGGTCAAAAAATAAAATCATTTCTTTAAGTATTTTATTAAATTTAACAGGACTTAATTTAACTCTTTGTAAATCTCTTTCCAATCCGTGTGAAGAAGAGTAAATTTCCCAACCATTGTATTCCAATTCTTTGTAATCTGTGTTTTTTATACCTTCTAAAATTTTTTTAAGCATAACCTTCCTTTATTTTGTAGCTGCAAATGATACAGCTGAAATAACAATATTAATAACAAAAAATACAATTCCTAAAACAACCATTCCAATAGGAATTAAAAATACACTCAACCAACTTAAAGTTGTTATACCTGCTATTTTTAAAATAACCAATCCAATGAAAACAAAAGGTGCAATTCTTACAGATACCGCACTAACTATACTTGAAATAAAAGCAAGTATTCCTGTTGTCACCAATAAAAAGTTTTTCATTTTGACTCCTGTTTAAGGACTTCGTCCTTGTTTTTACATTATAATTATAACATAATTTTGGATAAATGTCAAGGGTATTTTTATGTTTTTTAAAAAATTGATTAGAATCCTGGTAAATTAATAAAAAAT